GATATCACCTTGTATGATGGTGAAGTTGCCAATTTCAAATTGATATGTTTTGTCTAGGTAAGCTGTAGGATCTGGTCCTCTAAATTTACTAACCTTCTTAAGAGCCATTAGAATTTTCCTTCGAGTCGTTTGATTTCATCTTGAATATAAAAGATAGCCTTCTCAAGATCTTGGATAGTCTTAGCCTGATCTTTTAGACCAGCCCTCCACAAATATTTAAATGCATTACCTACATTAAAGTTGCGGTGTCGTGTAATTTGAATGCACTCAACTCCACTAGGGTCTTGTGTATAGTGTGGTGGGTGATTAACTTGGTCCACTGTAATTTTTAGATTATCGCTCATTAGTCTTCCTTAATTTGGTCTGTACGCCAAGTACCTTTCCATTTTTCATATAGTTTGTTTACTGAGACTTGGTTTTCTCTACCGTGTTTATAAATAGTTTCAATTACCTGATGCTCAATTTGAATTGGGTGAGAAAACTTTTCACATTTATTAATGTACTCTTGTGTCCAGTCGATCTCATATTGTACTGATTCTATTTTACTCTTAACTTCTGGAATGTCAAGTTGGTCTAAAGTTTCTCTTTCATAAAGTCCAAGGTATGACCCAAAACATCTTGGTCCACACATAATGCAAGACGAACCTTCTGTATCAAATAAACTCATTAACAAGTCGTTATCACGAATGACGACACTATCCTGTAAAAAAATAAATCTATCAATGCTTGTATTGTCATACACCCATTTGATTTTGCCAAGCTCTTGACCATAACCAGAAACCACAAGTGCTGGGACTGTAAGTGAGGATAGGCAATCATTAACCCAGTGTGACCTACCTGGAGATGTTGCAATTACTATTGCTTGCTTCACTTCTTCATTCTATTCTTTATGTCTGTAGAAGATACTTCTTTGGTGTATGGCACATAGGTTAGTCCAATACCCCTGGCATCTAGCCAGTCCTGATCAAATCCCATCTGAGCATAGTAGTCTCGTCTTGCCCAATCAGAGCCGATAACAATGTAGTCAGGCTGTGCCAAGCCAATAGAGATTGTTGAGTCAGCACCACCAAGATTAGGAACTACAACGTCAACATACTGACAAGCCTCTAGCACTGCTTTACGCTCTTCATAAGTACAGATTGGTGTCTTCCCCTTGTAATTAAAAATAAACTCGTCAGTGTTTAATGATACTATGACTGTGCCATCTGGACCAGCAATGCTTTTGCATCGTTGCAAAAGATTTACGTGACCTGAATGAAAAAGATCAAATGTTCCACCTGTATAAACAATGCTCATCGTTTTGACTTTCTTAGTCCAAACTTGGCAAGGTATACATAAATTGTTTCAACACTTGTGCCACATTCTTTTGCAATTTCTTCTGGAGTTTTTTTATCCATATGAAATCTTTTACGAAGCCAAGTTTCTGATTGATATAGTTTAGCTCCCATAAGCCTACTTTTCCACCTTCTCCCAATTATTAATAGCCCAGTGACCAATTCCGATAGCGTCTGCCACGTCGTTATCACTAATAGACTTATCATAATACGTATTAACAAAGTGAATTGTTTTTTGTTTCCTAATTTCACGTTCTTGCCCCTTATACCAAGAGTCAGACTTATCTGGATTATCTTTGCGTAATGTCTGTTTCTCTACCGCTGAAAGTTTTGTGTTGCCAATGTATGATTGCCAAGTGATTGGATTGACAGATCCAGCAACTCTAATACCATTAATCTGTGCAGAACCCAGCATAGCTCCCTGTACTAGTGCTAGGTCTGCAGCAGTCTTCGGACTGTTAATAAAAACAGTATGTTCAATTACGATTGTGTCAATGTCAAATTGTTTAAATAGGGACAGACATTTTCTTGCTGCATCTCCAACTTTGTGGTAGGTATTAGTACCAGTGAAATTAACTTTTCCACAAACCTTTAAAGTTTTATTATCAAAAATAGCAAAGGCAATGCTATTTGTACTAGCATCAATAGCACAAATCTTTTGAGGCTTAGGATTGATCTTGCCAAGGTTTACCATTAGCGATCCCCTTAATCTCTTTTAATGCTTTTAGTACATCTGATGGATTTACCTTGCAATTGTTGCAGGTTGGTTCATCATTGTAAATTGATAAATTAGAGCCACAAGACTTACACGTTCTTGTTTTCTTTAATCTTTCTTTTCTCCTGTTTGTAACATATCGTTCTGCAATTTTTTCTTTTGTTGCAGCTTCTCTACACTCAGGAGAGCAGTAGATTTGGTAGGATACGGTGTTTTTGAATTGCTTATCACACCATTGACAATGCTTCATTGATTGGCTCCATTGACTTTATTTGTAGAGTCCCTGGACCAGCGATATCACAAGTTGCCCTTACTGGACACGTCTTGCAAATCTTAGAGTTTGATCGGTAGTTCTTAGTTGGGAGTTCTTTCTTTTCCCAAGCAGCACGAACTTCTCTCATCCAATCAAACGTATTGTCTACCCACCCCTTTAGGTAATCGTTTAGCACTACTGGAAGGACAAGCAACTCGTGGTTATTCTTGTTCTCATAGATTAGTACTGCACGTTCCCTATTAAGGATTTTCATATAGATAAGCAACTGTACAAGGTGACCAAGTTTTGGCTTCCCTGCTGCTTTACGATATTCAAATCCTTCACTTGGCATTGTTTTAATTTCACCAAGCAAATCTTCTCCACCCCATTTAAGGATTACGTCACCGTAACCAAAAATAGGTGGGTCCTGACTTGTAATTTTAAATTCAGAATCTACTAGAAAGTCTGGAACATTTCCCATAGCTGCCTGGATGCGTTCGTGTGACTTTGTACCAGCAGTCATATTAGCTCCACCATATGCATCTGCATTGTCTGTGAAGTTTGCACCCTCAAAAGCAATGTACCAGTAACGAGGACACTCTCCGTGGGAGAATGCAATCGTGCTAGGTGCAAATGTTTTTTTCTGCTGGTGCTTGTCTACACGGTTAATGATATATCCGTGCTGAATCTTTTTAATTAGTTCTGCTGTGTCAAGGAACGAGGTCTTCTGATCTTGAATGCCCTTGAGCATAACTTGGTTTAATAAATTTTTAGCCATAATATTTACCTAGCGAGTAGTATATTTAAGTGCAGCAACCAACTCATTAATAGCTGATGCAGCGGTAAAATAAATATTCTTCTTCGCCCTATCTCCCTTGTCTACGTTTGCCATCCAAGTAGCCTTGAATGCCATCTTAGCAGCGATTGCCTGTAGTCGTACAATCTCTACTGTTACTACGTTCATTGGAATATCTGGCTTCAGAATTACCTTAGCAATAAATGTAAGTGCTATGGTAAGTTCTTCGTCCTGCATAAAATCTGCAATCTCTGATAAGCCATTGACTGCATCTAATGTTGTCTTGTATGTTTCTTCCATTGTTTCCAATTTCTACTTCTCTCTATTATACACTAAGAATCGGTATCAGTCAATTGTTCTAAGATACTGAGTTCAATAATTGCCAGTCTTACTTTAGAATTACCCTCGCCAAGTACAACAACAATTGCTGGGTCTTTTTTGTTACGAATTGCATCAGTTGTAGCCTTAGCCCAAACTTCCTTGTTGAGAGTAAACGATTTACCAACCTCTTTAAAGTCAACAACAAACTGTCCCCAAGAAGCATCACCCTTTTGCGTATTCCTCCCCGAATTTTTATGTTGAGTCGCTCCAATTCTTTTACTCTCCGATCTTTCTGTCATAATCTGCTTTCTTTTTTTTAGTGTTTAGGTTTACAGTACTTAAATGTTTTTGTTTGCACATCCACGTCATTTCTTTAAGGGAAGCGTACCAACGTAATGTTGGCACATCTTCTCTACAAGTGTGACAAACAAACTGTCCAGTTAGAACATCATATCGTGCCATTTAATTTGTCCTCAATCTCTTTACGGAATTCATCATTCTCTTTGACGTAGTTGATGAATGCTTCTCTGCCCTGGACTTTTTTATCTTCAGATACAATGTACCAAGCACCTGTACGAGAGACCAAACCTGCCATCTCAGCGGTGTCTACAAGGTCACCAACGGTGTCGATTCCAATCTTGTCCCCACGGAAGTAAAAGTCATACTCTCCGCTCTGGAAGCCTGGAGAGGTCTTAGAGAACTGCAATTCCCATCGAACCTTACGACCAATCTTTTCTTCAATTAGCTTATCGCCTACCTGGATCTTGCCCTTGATGGCTTGATTATCAGACTCAGAGCTAAACAGTTTAATTACTGTTGATGAATAGAACTTAGTAGCCTGTCCACCTGTGGGCTGTTGCTGTGTGTACATAGCGTTAATGTTGTTTCGTGACTGTGAGATCAGAACAAACAATGTTGGTTTAGTTTTATTATTAGCATAGTTAATCATCTTCCAAGCGTTACTAAAGTCACGAGCTTCCGCACCAATTTGTTTTGTATTCTCAAGTTCCTTGAGTTCATCTGTACCTTTTTCAAAGTAGATGGCAGGTAGCAATGATGTGATGGAGTCTACTATGATTAGGTCTACTCCTGCACTGATTAGTGCTGTACCTACGTCTACCATCTCATTGATAGTACGAGCCTGTGAGACGATTAGTTGAGTAGGATCTACCCCCATCTTTTCAGCCCAATCTTGAGAGTATGACATCTCTGCATCGATCCAAGCACAGAGCTTACCTTCCCTCTGAGCCATACCAACCATCTGTAAACATAACGAAGACTTAGCACTTGACTTAGAACCCCAGATAAGAATCTGACGACCATAGGGCAATCCACCGTTTAAAGCACGATTTAGACCATAGCTAGGTGTGGGCTGAAGTTCTGTTTTAATGCCCTCACCGTTGCTGAGACGCTTTCTAATACGTGGGTCTAGCTGTGCTAGGACCTCTTCAACTGTCATCATTATTCTGCCAATCCGTTGAGCTTGTCTGGATTGTAACCTGCCCAAGAATCATCGTCTGTAACTACTACAGGAGCAGAGCGATAGCCTAAACTTATTAGCCTGTCAAGTGCTGCAATGTCGTTTGTTATGTTAACCGTGTCATAGGGTACATCTAGCTTATCAAGGTGTCGCTTTGTAGCTTCACATTGTACGCAATTGTCTTTTGTAAATACTATTACTGTCATTAGAATTTTACTCCGTGTTTCTGTGGTCGTGATTTGTTAAATGCCGTTTTCTTTTCAAACGCCTCGTCAAGCGAGATGTGTGTGTACTCAAACTCACGTAGACCTGCATACAAGTCAAATGTGCGAATAAGAATATCTGCCATTTCGTCTGCAATTTCTTCTGGACCTTTAGACTTACGAATAGCTTCCATAACCTCTACAGCCTCTGATACAATCATCATCAACTGTTTAGTCATAAAGATATCAGTTTGTTCTTGTGTAGGAAAGCCTACTACTGGATCCCAAAATCCTTTTTCAACTGCAATTTCGTGCAGGTGATTAGTTACTTCATCAAACATTAAATACATCCTCCATAATCGTTGTTCCGTCTTTGGTCTTACCCAAAGAGAATTTAAATACTTCGCCTTCCTTAACTTTCATATATGCTTTAGGGAAAGTTGTAGGGAAGACCGTGATGCTATGCAGTTCACGGCTAGTGTCTGCAATAACCATCGATGCCATTTTCTTACCAGCTTTTGTAATGCGTGGCTTAAATGATACCACAAACATCTCATCGTCTTTAAATGGCAACTGTTTGTAGTTAAGCAACTTGAGAAGACCAGAAGGATTTCCTTTTAGTTCATCTGCAGGAATTGCTGTAACAATGCGGTTATCGCTTGCAAGAATAAGGTAGGTACGTCCTGCCTCAATCTGAGACTGTTCTTCATCAAAGATACCGGTAGCACCTGTCTTGTCTAGTACCTCAATGCGTGACCAGCCCTTGCCTCGTTTAATGCCCTTGACCATTGCAAGAAGAACATATGCACCCTTTTCCTCATACTCTTCTGCATCACTAATGTATGCATAGTAGTGCTGTGGAACAGAGGCATTAAACTCTGGCAGGTTAAGGTACTCGTAGAGGTTCTCACGAACTTCATCATCATTACGAGGATTGTCTAGGAATGTTGCAGCACCTGTCAGGCGTAGTGCAGACAATGCACGAGAGTTAACTCCGTTACCCTTACCAAATGTAAACTCTTCCAATTCTTTATAAGAATTAAATGGACGTTGTGCAATATACTTTTCTGCAATGTTATCACTAATAAACTTGATAGCAGTGAGACCGAATCGAATACCCTTGCCCTCGATTTTGAAGTCTGCATCTGAGTCGTTAACGTGTGGCAATTTGATTGGAATACCCATACGCTTGGCTTCAATCAGATATTCTGTACGAGCATCTTTATCTTTCTCGTTCTTGAGAAGAGCAAACATAAACTCAATTGGATAGTAGTACTTGAGGTACGCAGTCCAGTATGAGAGCGTTGAGTAGGCTACAGCGTGACTCTTGTTAAACGAGTAGCCAGCGTGTGCCTCAAAGTCGTGCCAGAGGTCTTCTGCGGCGTTAGGTGTAACGTAGCGTGAAGCACCCTTTACAAACTCATTCTTGAACTGATCAAACTCTTTTGCATCCTTCTTCTTACCAATGATCTTACGAACTTTGTCAGCAGTAGCCATTGTCATACCGCCAAGTTCTACACAGGCAAGCATAACCTGCTCTTGATAAAGAACACAGCCGTAGGTATCTGATGTGAATGGCTTCATAACCTCGTGAAGATATGTGATGCCCTGCTTGCCGTGCTTACGAGCGATGTAGTCCTTACCGATGGTATTCATAGCACCTGGACGGACAAGAGCGTTAGAAGCAGCAAGTTCGTTAAAGTTCTTAACACCCATCTTTACAAGCAGGTTAGTATATGGCGTGGCTTCACACTGGAAAACACCTTTAGTAAAACCATTTGAAAGCATATCGTAAACATTGCGGTCTTCCATATTAAGACTAAGCAAGTCAATCTTTTTACCCTCACGCTCTTCAATAATCTTCAGAGTATCGTCAAGCACACTGAGTGTCTTAAGACCAAGTGCATCGATCTTGATAAGACCAATACGTTCTGCTTCTGTCATATCTACAGCAACAACAGGAATGCGTTCCTTTGTGCCTGGAGCCACACGAGTTTCCATTGGAGCAAACTTGAAGATAGGCTCCTTGGATGTAACGACACCAGCAGCGTGGATACCAGTACCACGAATGCGACCACGGAGTTGCTCTCCATACTTCTCAATCTCTGGATACTTTTCACGGAATTCTGCTGTAGATTTTGACGAACAGTACTCGTCCCACGTGTCTACAAGCTTCATAACTTTGTTAACGTCAGGAAGTGGGATATTAAGCACACGAGCAATGTCTCGTACAACACCCTTGTCTTTGAACTGCAAGAATGTGGCAATAGATGCAACGTGACGATACTGGCGTACAAGATAGTCCTTGACTTCTTCACGACGTGTATCTTGAATATCTGTATCAATATCTGGGAAGTCATTACGTTCTGGGTTAATAAATCGGAAGAACAGCAGACCGTGTACGATAGGATCAATGTCTGTGATGTTGAGGGCATAGCAGAGCAGGGAGCCAGCAGCAGAACCACGTCCTGGTCCTACCATAATGCCTTCCTTTTTAGCCCAAGCAATCATAGAGCGTACAACTAGAAAGTAGGGACCAAAGTTCTTAGACTTAATAATCTCAAGTTCCTCATTAAGACGGTCAATGTATTCTTGCTTAGTATCTAGCCCAAGTGACTTTAAGCCCTCCATAGCAAGGCTGAGAAGTTCTCCGTCAGGGTCCTGGTACTGTACAGGAAGCAGGTCACGGTGATCCTCGATGCCATACTCTTCAATCTTGTTAACGATCTCGATAGTGGCTTCATACATATCCTCACGGTCAATACCCTGAGCTTTCATAGCATTGTGCATCTCTTCATCGGACAACAGATGAATGTCAAACTTATTAAATGACATTTGACGGTCTGCACCGTAGAGGTAATCCAATTTGTCCATAAGGTTGTCGTACTTAAGCGAACCATTGTACGTAGAATCTTTATCAACTTTATTAGAATAAGTATTGAGGATAAGTTTGAGTTCCTGAATTTCTTTCTGCTCAACCCCAGCGTGGTGGCAGTCAGGAGTGACCAATGGCTTAATGCCAAACTCGTCTGCAAGATCAAGAAGCATCTTGTTAACCTCTGGAGGATTGTGTGGCATTACCTCAATGTAATAGTCTTTTCCAAAAGTATTTTTAGCCCACGTAAGGTGCATCTTTGCAGCAGCAAGATTGTCTGCCTCAATAGCTTTGGCAAGATATCCCGAAAGACAACCAGACGTAACGATAAGTCCTTCTTTGTACTGTTCTAAAATCTCCCAGTCCATACGAGGTTTCTTAAAGAATCCTTCTGTCCAAGCAAGTTCATTTAGTTTATTAAGGTTCTCAAGCCCTTGGTCATTCTTAGCAAGAATAATAAGGTGATTGTAGTTAAGGTCAAGGGGGTCGTTCTTGTCCTTCTTGTCTTCGTGGTCGAAGCGGTCTTTAGTAATGTATCCCTCAATACCAAGAATTGGTTTGATACCTGCCTCTTTAGCAGCACGATACATTTCACGGTGTCCAGAGATTGAACCGTGGTCTGTGATAGCAATGGCTGGCATTCCTAGTGCTACAGCACGATCCACATATTCCTGTGGGGTAGCAATGCCATCGAAAAGCGAGTAGTGGGTATGAACGTGAAGCCCAGCGTAACTCATAGAATCCTTACGTTAGAGATGAAAATTTAAGTGGGCAGTTTAGTGTGTTTGCCCAGCACAGCTTTTATTACCAGTCTGCGTTAGTTGCAGAGGTAATCGAAGGAGCATCAAAACCGAAGTAGAATGCTTCCTGTTCAGCGTAAGGAACCTCACGAAGAACTGCTTCTAAGTTGTGGAACTCATACTTTGACCAATCAAATGGTTCTGTATCAGGTCCCTTGGGAAGAAGCGTGTAGCTGGTTTCAGTTCCCTGTCCATTACGCTTGATCTTCCACTCAACGTTTGAGATACCCTTGGTGTCATCGAAGTACTCCATCAATGTGGGTACTGCTGACTGCTTTGAAATACCCTGCGACCATACAGCCACGTAGGGGTCTTCAAGACCGTCATTGACAAGGACGTTGCAATAGAAGCGGTTACGTGCTCTCCAGCCAGACTTAGGCTCCTTACGAGCCATTTCACAGCCGTAGCAACGACCTTCTGCTTCCATTGTACAAGCAGCCTTACGCTTGTAGTCCTTTGGGTTGGTGTGTTCTGCAAAGACACAAGCCTCTCCACGCTCTGCAGCGAAATAAGGTGAGTCTGCATCAAGCTCTTCTACAAAACGAATTGTAGCAGCCTGTCCATCCGCAAGCTTAAGCCAACGGACCTTTGTTCCTTCATATTTTGGTTTTTCGAGTAGGGCGTTTAGATTTTTAAGTCCCTTAATTGCACTCATAGTTTTCTCCTTGTGTTGTTGAGGTTATCAGTTTAGCATAGATAGTATGGTTTTGTCAAATGCGACATCCAGTTTTGCAATATCTTCATCCATCATATCTCCGATATCCTTGTATTGTTTTTCTAGTGTGATTACGGATACACGAGAACCAAGCTTTTCTATAATCTTGGCTTTCATATTTCCTCCTGCTTCGTCATTATCTGCAATAACAATTATGTTATTGAAATACTTCTTAAGCAATTCAATCTGTATATTGGATACGTTAGCCCCTAGTGTTGCTACCGCTGGAAATCCAACTTGATCAAGGCGAATGGCATCGAAAGATGATTCAACAACATATACCTTGTCTGCTGTTTTGACCCTGTGTAGGTTAAACAGAAGTTTGGCTTTTGGCAATCCTGGAGTATTCTTAAACTCTTTGCCTTCTATGGAACGACCTACAAAGCCTACAGCCATTCCGTCTGGGGAGTGTACAGGAATAGT